CCGCCTCATTCTAAAACATGAATGTTCTAGAACTTTGTGATGTGGTTTTGTGTGACTCCCATACCAGAGATGGCTCTGGAGTCTTACACGAAAAATATAAAAATATAGATATTGAAATTGAAAAGATAAAAAAGAAATGCAAGAAATTCAGAAAGACGATCAAACATACACCTATTCTTGATGAACATGGCGTAAAGATTGGTCGAACTACTGACGTTTCCATTTATTCCCTACATGAACTCGTACTACCAAATTCTGAATTTACACTCAGTTGTATGGATTTGTTTGAGAACATTTATCTTGGAAGGGGGACATATTTAGATAGAGAGATTTACATTCTAAGATGCGACAAATGGGAGGAGTTAAAATTTACACTCTCATATGTTCGTTCTACCTTAGAAGTTCTCTTCCACCAATTGTTTGATGAAATTAAGAAAATTAATGTGAAACATTTTATAACATTTATGTTAGATGTTCACAGTTTCAATAAATACGATTTCGTCAGAATTGCTAAATATTGCACTGCTTGGCCAATGGCCAAGTTCCTTAAGAATGATTTACCTAAGGAACCCGAGGGATTTGCAGATCTTGGTCTTAAACCTTTAATCTTTAAAGGAAAGATCTATCAAATATTAAAAAACAGGCTTATGGGGGGAGGAAAAGAATCCTCTCTTGGTTACTGTACTAAGGTGAATAAGAAAAACCTTACGTTGTGGTGCTCTTACCTTTATGGTATTAAAAGAGGTTGTGCTACTGTGCCTGATTCCTATATTACATCAGCTTATGTTGATCATTGGAAAACGATGCGTAGAGAACCCTTCAGTATACTAGAAGGAAAAGAGTTGGAGGAATTTGAAGAGAGATTCAGTCAATATGCTGACCGTTTCGTGTGTAAATTTAAGGGACCATCCCCGCGGTTATATGAACCCAGCACTTCAGCTGGTCACAAAGCACCGTTTGCGGAGGGAGGACAAAGAAAGTTTATACGTGAGGAGTTGAAAGAGAATAAGGGATTTTGGAAATTTAATTTCTCCTTAGGAGAAGACGAAGATGGGGAAGTATCCCAAATCGTTGAATCAAAATTTCTTTTAGAATCTAACGACTTGGTTGCTATGAAGGAGAGAGGACCCGGAGAACTTTATAGTTTACGGGGAGTCTGCTCCAACATTTAAAGCAGCGATGGAAGCATTTTTTGATTTGGATGTTGGTGATGGAGACAAGTTGGTTTTAGATGCTACTACTTATGCAATCCCGGAACCGTTAAAGGTCCGTATGATTACAAAAGGAGAGCCATTCCCTTATTGGATTAGTAAATTCTTCCAAAAGGGTTTGTGGG